TGAAGTTGAACCAATGTCTGACAAAGAGATCGAAGGATATTTAAGTCCAGGAGCAATGTATGATTTCTTTAGAATTAATCAAATAGGAATATTTAGAAGTAATGAGCACCTGCTAGAAGACTTTGCAAAGGTGTTGTACACATTAGCCATTGATGTATTTAACTCTGAAAATGTTAAGATGATTATTGAGTATAATACATACGGAAGTATCTTATTACAATATCTTACGACTGTATTTCCAAGCAGAAATGAATTCGAAGATGAAATGGTATTGAGATTCAAACATAGACATGATGCAAAGACATCTAAGCCAGGACTAAGACTTAAATCTGATAATAAATCAGTATTCTGCCAGAACTTTAAAAAGTTACTTGAAATGAACAGGATTCAAATAAACGATATTCAGACTGTTCAAGAAGCTAGCCTTTTTGGAATTGTTAGAAATGGAAGTTATGGCGCTCAGATGGGAAATGACGATGCGATAATGACATGTATTACAGCATCTGAATTTTTTGGAACAGTAGATTATGCAGATTATGTAGAGGAGATTTTAGATATAATAGAACCAGAAAAACATAATCTTATGGAGAAAGTTCTTTATAAAGACTCCAATCACCAGGGTGATATGCATTTCGATATATATTCCTTGTTGGATTAATTTAACAAACATTATTAGGTTTTATCATAAAGATTCCAAATAAACATAGATATATATATTAAAAAAATACATTTAAAAATTATGGCATTACAACCTCAATTATTGAATTTAAAGAGCTCTGGTGTATATCGTCTGGAGTTTGATAAATCTCAAACTGCAAACATCAACGTTGAGACGCTTAGATTATTAGTGGGACATTCTCGCAAGGGACCTTACAATACTCCAGTTTTAATAGACTCAGTTGAGACATTTACTAATGTTTTCGGTTCTATCGACAGGAGCCTAGAGAAAAAAGGAATGTTTTTCCACAGATCTTGTGTGGAAGCTCTTTCAAGAGGACCAATCTTAGCATTGAATCTAGGCCAATTTAGCACTGGAGTTGACGCAGACTCTGCATCATATCAAAGTTTATCAACAACCGGTTCTGTAACAGCAAATACTGCAGTCGATAACACTGCAGATTATCCATTGTTCTTTGACAATGATAAATTCATGATTCCATCTGACACTGAGACATTAAACACTATCAATAATGACGCTAATCATATTCTTAATTTTGTTAACATAAAACAAGATCCTATAACTATAATTGTAAGACAGGCGCAAGGAGCTAAAGAATTTGATTTAACTGCCAGAGAATGGTATGGAGAAGGAAATGTTCCAGAGTACTTAAATGCTTTTGACAGAATGTCAGACTTTATGATTGACGTTTTTGTATTCAGAGGAGAATTCGACGCAGCTACAATGGCAATTGACCCAATCTATTCAGAATTCTTTACAGCAACAGGTTTAAGAAAAGAATTATTGGCAAAATTTGCAAACTTAAGACAAGTTAGCTTAATCGCTCAATATACTGGTTCTATCTTACCAGGATTTAAAGACCTTGAAGGAAGAAACTTATACATCGAAAGCATTATCAACGCTGAATCTAGAAGAACTGGATTATTTTGTGCAGTTGATGAAGATGCAGTGTTAGATGACACTGGAACTAACGTTGATTTCGTAGGACATATATACACTGCTATTAATACTGAAGTTCTATCGCATGTTGCTACAGGCACTAATAGAGTAACTGCCCATGCATTTACAGCAAACGATGCTACTAATTTTATTGCAGGAAATACATCATTTACTGTAGAATATGCAAATGCGACAGTAGACGAAACTTTTGAATTCCCAATTAAAATCGGTCAATACGTTAATGCAGCTGCCACTAATAGAATCACAAGAGTTAATAGAATTTCAAAAGTAGTTGGTGACACTCATACTACTTTTACTATATCAACAGACGTTGAACCTGATTATAACAATCACATTATAGATTCTTTCGAAAAAGTATCTGATTATTATAAAACATTCGTATTAGCTAAAGCAGAAGTTTCTGTTAAAGAGTTAAACGAATATCTTTCAGTTCTTTCAGGTGGTAATGGTTTATATGATGCGCTAGTTGACAAGGATATTATAGACTTTAGATATGTTGTTGATACTTTTACATCATACGACATCACTGGTTTAAATAATAAACATAATCTTTCACAATTAGCAAAAGATAGACAAAATGCATCTGCTATATTAAATGCACCAACAATTGCAGATTTTAAAATGTCTTCAAATCCTTCATTTACTGATTCAAACGGAATTTTCAACACTGCATACATTGCAACTGGAGGTAACTTAGATTTAAACCCATCGCAATTTTATACATTACCTAGCATTAATGAAGGTGCAAATTACGCATTCTCATATGGTCCAGGTTTAATAGTAAGCGACAATGGAAAAGATATTGTAGTTCCACCTGCGGCATATGTTTCAAATAACTATATTGACAAATACACCAGCGCTTTACCATGGTCAATTGTTGCAGGTCCAAGACGTGGAGTTGTTTCAGGGACTAATGTAAAAGGAGTTGAATATTCATTTGACAAGCCTGATAGAGACATACTAGAGCCATTTGGTTACAATCCAATTGTATTCCAAAGAGGAGTTGGTTTAACTATCTTAGGTAATAAAACTAACCAACAATCTATTAAATCTGCACTTTCATCTGCGCATGTTAGAGAAGTATTGATTTACATTCAAGATGGTATGGCAAGCATACTTAAAGATTATGTGTTTGAATTCAATACATCACAGACTAGACTTGAAATTAAAACTTTAGCTGATTCATTCCTAGAAGGTGTTAAACAAGACACTGGTATATATGAGTTTAGAAATGTAATGGATTCTACCAATAACACAAATGAAGTTATTGATAACAATATGGGTATAATTGATACCTATGTAGAACCAGTTAAAGGATTAGAAGTTATAGTACATAGAACGACTGTTTTAAACACTGGAGAGATACAATCTAGTTAATAAGATATATAATTAAAAATAAATATAAATAAATATGGCTTTACCACACTATAACCAAGACCAGACGTCTAGAAAAGGTAGAAATTTTGAACCAATTCAAGCTAACTTGTTTGAAGTTACTATACTTCCTCCTGCTGGAGTCGCGGATGCACCACTTTTATTGCAACATATTAATAAAATTTCAGGATTGGAATTGTATAAAGAGATAGCTGCAGTAGAACAGAAATATAAATGGGCTACTAGGTCTTTTGCAGGAATGCCCGATGGAACCGCCATTGACGTATCTATTGATTTCTCATTGAATTTGAATGAAGCAAACCAAGCATACGTATATAAAGCGTTAAGACAATGGTATAATTTAAGGTATGACCCAAACACTGGTACTATGGGCCTTAAGAAAGATTATGTCGGAACTATAGTTATTGTACAGTTCAATAGAGCCGGAGATATTTATAGAACAGTAACTCTTGAAGATTGTCAAATTACTTCAGGTTTACCTTTAACTGCTGAGTTATCATATGAGACTAAAGATGCAGCGTCTATGGAAGTAGTATGGCGATGTGATGCATGGAAAGAAGTTCTAGCATAAAAATATTTTATAAGATTAGGGATTTTTTTAGGAATATCCCTATTTCCTTATGAAACAAAAACATAATATAATGATATGATAATATAAATGAGCAAGTTAACAAAGAAGCTCCAGGTATTGCTCACTGAAGAAGAAGTAAATCTAATAAATAGAATAATACTAAGTGAAGCTATCGAATTCAATCAAAGACCTATATCAATATCAGCCTTTATTAGAGACCTAATTAGAATTGAGATTGACACAAAAACTGAAGACTATATTACATTCGATAAAATAGACATTAAAAAACTTAAAAATAAATAAAACATGAAGGACGAAGAAACAAATCTAGAAGAACAATATGAGATTATGATTAAATCAGATGAAGCAGCAGCAAAAGAGGCTCATGCCACAACGTATAAAGAAGAAGAACCAATTAACTTAGGAAGGGTAGACATGGAACGATTTGGTGGGCCTCAGGCTGAAACCGCAGATTTCCATTTAGGATATCACGAAGTCCCATTGCTTTCATTACCTTCAGCTGGAATGTTCTATCCAGAAGGAACTGTGATTTCAATTAGATCTGCTAAGGTTTCAGAAATTAGACACTTTTCAACTATAGACGAAACTAATGTATTAGATATTGATGAGAAATTAAATACAATAGTAGATGCTTGTACCAGAATAACATGTTCTGCTAAAAGACTATCATATAAAGATCTCTTGGAAGAGGATAGATTTTATGTAATACTTTCAATTAGAGACCTAACGTTTCCTGAACCCGAATCAAACTTAAAAATAGAGCATACTGATAAAAAGGGAGATAGACATGATATTGAAATTAAAAAAGAGTATTTTCAATACTTCAAGATTCCAAAGGAACTTGATAAATATTACGATAATGATGTTAAATCATTCATGATAGAAACAAGATCATTTGGAGTTATTGAGATGAGACCACCAGTAATCGGAATTATGCAAAAAATTACTGCGCATATTAAAGAGAAGCAACAAAAAGGTCTTAAAGTTGATCAGTCTGTTTTACAGATAATTCCATACCTACATAAGGATTGGAGAATATTCAATGATAAAACAATTTTCGATTTTGAGATTGAATTGAATGGATGGACGAGTAATAAATATAATTTAGTATATACGCTAGCCGAAAAAATGAAAGTTGGAATTAAACCAAATATGTTAGTATACTTAGGGGACGAGGAGGAAGAGGTTCCCATTACATTTCGCGACGGCATCAAATCTCTTTTCATTGTTCAAGATATCACTGGAGAACTTCTTTAAAACGAAGTTTCACATATACCTTAAACTACATTTACAGCCATCAGAGTTAGAGAATATGGAATACTATGAATTCCATTATCTCGTAAAAGATTTGATAGAGCATATTAAAGATGAAAATAAGGGAAATTCAGGACAAAGCGAAGGAGCATCGAATATGATGAATAACATGAAAGTACCAGATATTAAAATGCCAAGTTTTAATATGCCTAAAATGAAATAGAAAAAGGACCCTTAAGGGTCCTTTTTATTTTAAAATAAAAAAGATATATATGTTAAGGATGTTTTATCTTAAAAAAATTAATAAATGTGACTGGTAACACAAAACAATTCTCTCAACTAATAAGTCCACTTCAAAAGATACAAGAAGCAGCTGAATCAAATAATGTTGTCATTAATCAAATTGCCCAAATAGTTCTCAGTATTAACAAAAATACAATGGACACTGTACTTGAGCTTAAAAAACAAACGACAATATTAGGGGACATTAGAAGTATATTAAAGGGCCAGAATAAGTCTCTAGAAAAAGGTGCTGGTGCAAAAGGTGGTCCTAGTGGTGGCATGTTTTCTCCAATGTCGGCGAAGGACATAGGGCTTACTGCCATGATGATTTTAGGTGTTGCAGGGGCAATTGTTGGAGCAGCTGCATTGTTTACATTAGTTCCAGTAATATCAATAGGGCAATTGCTTACGGTACTTGCAGTTGCAGGTATATTTACATTAATTGCTCCCACGTTTGTTAAAATTGCAGATATTCTAGGCAAAAATTCAAGAGATATCATAGGTGCTGGGACAAAGAAGTATGATGTAAGTAATCCAAAATCTATGTTTGCTCTAGCTGGTTTAACTGCGTTGTCTATGATGGCAATTGCAATTACATTGGTAATTTCAGGAGCTATATTTGCTCTGATGCCAACTATTAGTGGAGCACAATTTCTAACAGCTCTCGCCATTGCCGTTATTATGGTACCTGCCGCTTTCGCGTTTATGATGATAATGAAAGCAATTAAAGGGGCTACAAATAAAGAACTTGTATTTGGGGCAATTGCAATACCATTAATCGCACTAGGTTTAGTTGGAGCAGCATACGCTTTTATGTTATTTCCAGATGATCCAAAATCGCCTGACCCTTTATGGACTCTTAAATCTGCATTCGCTATTGGCTTATTTGCAATAGGATTTTACTTTATAATGAAAGCAATTAAAGGGGCTAATGTTATTGAACTTATATATGGTGGATTAGCA